ATAGACCTCGCTGCTCATAAGCATGATGGAACTGACGGAAGTCTTGCAATTCCTGCTGACGCAATTGATTACGAATCTGCACGAAATGCATACTATGATTCAACATTGACTAAGCCTTATCAAAACCTAGTCTTAACAGGTCTTAATGAGGTATTATTGATAGGTGGCAACGTCCAGTACGAAGCTTCTTTTGAGATTGAAATTAATGACGACAGTGCAAACTCTTATGAGTTTGAAATACTTTATAAAGAGATATAACTATGGCATGGTTTAACTACAGAACAAATGCAGCAACTCCAAGCGTCATTTATCCAGCAGTGAGAAGAAAGATTGCTTTTAACGCTGCTTCAGAAAATTTAAAAGTTGGAGACTGGATTTATGTTTCGATGGAAGACGTTAACATAGGTAGGGTGTATTCTAAAAAACAGGACGGATCAATAGACGTTGGATTTGACGACGACTCTTATGTTGTCGTTTACGAAACAGAAACAACCAACAGGTTAACTTACAGCATTATAGATTCCGATACAAACCTATGCTTCAAAGCTTTGACTGAAGCGTCTTCTGGATCAGTTCCTGCCGGCAATTATTATGTTTATTATCATAATGACAACGTACAGTATATGCAGTTAACAGATGGTTCGTATTATCAAACTGCTAATCCTGCTGGTGAAAACTTTATAGCACAAGGGACAAACGCTGTTAACTATTATTCTAATGTAGTAAAAGCAGATAGTACTAACTCTAGAATCTCTGCAGTTTCGTTTATTCCTGGAGATGGTTCTTGGCAAAGTCAAAAAAGCAACACTCCTGGAAATAGAGTCCTTGGATCTTTTAGTGGTCCACTCTTAAAAATTAATGGACAAAAAACTCCTAGCTCTGGAATAATATCTATAAAGATTAACAAAACATCCTTGACCACCACTGGTCAAATGGAAGTTAAATCACAAGAGATTGATTTATATAATTCTACACTTCTTGAAGATGAAGTAATATTCTCTATTGATATTAGAACTTTAGATATATTAACTTCTTACGAAGATTTATATGGATCGTTTTCTTTTGAGATAGAAATATTAGACAAAAAAAATATTAACTCTTCTGACAAAGATTTTAAGATTAATCAATATTCTTTTAATAAAAACTATAATCTAGAACTAGAAGATGAAGAAATATACGAAGGAATAATTTTTAGCACAACAGGGACAATAACTTAAATGGCAACAATTAAAAAAACTATAACTGGATTAAAACCAGCAACTAATTATCTATTTAGCTTAAAGCCAAAGAATACAGAGATATCTGCTATCGATGCTATTCCAGATACAATAAGAGTTCAGACTCCAGGCGTTGTATCCACTCCATCACTTATTACAGGGGTTGCGCTAGCCGCAAACTATAAGTCGGCAATGCTTACGTTCAATCACGTATCTATGGTTGACCTTGATTATTATGAGTATAAAATATATAAAGTAGATGGATCAAATGAAGTAGCTATCAATTCAAGACAATCTACAATAGATCAATATCCAATTTCTGGATTAACAAAGTCTAATCTTGTTGTTATTTCTAACCTTGACAACACAACCTTAACAGAAGCTTCGCCAACGCTTGTTGCGTACAGGGCTAAAGTTAGAACGGTAAACACTGGAGGGAATGCTGGGCCATGGTCATCACCCTCTGGTTCTTCCAATACAGAGTTAATCGAAAATCAATTTATTCAAAACCTCGTTGCATCAAAGATAGAATCTGGAACAATCGGTGCACACGAAATTATTCTTAGGCAACCAGGCGCACAAACATCTTACACTCCACCTGGCAGCACTGCAGTACTAAGATCATCAAACTACCTAGCTGGCCAAAATGGAGCAGGTTGGCTAATTAGAGGAGACGGATTTGCAGAGCTTGATGCTACGAATATCAGAGGAAGCCTAACTGCATCTAGCATTAGCTTAAACGATCATAACTACTGGCTACCAAACTCTGCAAATCCAATTTTTAAAGTTGGAAATAACGACAAGAATTTTCAATGGGATGGGGCAAATCTAACTACAACTGGAAGTCTTATAACTAATGCAACAGTTTCTGGTGGAACAGTTGGAGGAGTTACGGTAGGTAGTGGCGCTACTGCAAACAGATTTTATATTGGCACTGGTGCATTCAATAACGCAAACACAGCTTTTTATGTAGACAGTGCAGGGCAATTTTCCCTTAAAGACAAGTTTGTATGGAATGGAAATGCACTAACAATTGATGGCACTGTAACTATAGGCGGAACTGTTGCTTCAACAGTCGTTAGCAATGCAGCAACAGGTGCAGGCGATCCTGCGACTAGAATAAATAGTGCAAATACTACAATTAACGGTGGACTAATAAGAACTGGACAAATAGAGTCTACTGGTTTTTCTTGGCCAGATCCTGCCACTACTTATTCTTCAGTTGGAACAAGAATAAATCTTGACAATGGAGAAATAATTTCTAAAACTTTTAGAATTGATTCTTCAGGAAATGCAACTTTTAGTGGAACAATTAGTGGTGGAACAATCTCTGGTACAACAATTTCGACAATGAGTGGTGGAACAATTTCTGGTACAACAATCACTGGTACAACAATCACTGGTGGAACAATACAGAACGCAGCATCAAGTCAAACTTTTATGGTTAATTCAAATGGAGATGTTTTTGCAAACAACATAAATGCAACAGGCACAGCAGGAGCAAATAACCGGAGGTTTAATTATTCGTTCTGATGGTGCTGCTGGCACTCCAGCAAGCATTGGGTCAATGAGCGTTTTCTCTGCAGTAGGAACAACAACAACAGAAAGCTCTCAATATAAATTAAGATTAGGAAGTTCTAGCAGATACTTAGAAATAAGTTATCCGATTAACGGGACTCGTCAGCATGTTAACGTTGAAACCACACAATCTACTCAGCACTTAAGGTTTAGCTCTGCTACTGGACAGATAGGACTTTTAGGTAATACTCAGACGCAAAGAACGCAAGATGCAGTCACTATTGCTGGAGACATAATTTTAGAAAACTATGGTCCAGATGCAGTAGCAGGAGGCAATAATCAAAACCTTCCTACCAACCAGCAGGAAACAAGGACTGTTTTTAGTAAAAATATAGGGGCAAGTAGCTCTGGAACAACTTGCCGAATAGGTCTTACAGATGGCCTTGAGTTTTACGGCAGTCCTCTTTCCTTGAGAGAATTAAAAGAAAATATAGAAGACATATCAGGAATAGAAGCAATTAATATTGTAAAATCGCTAAGACCAAGAAAGTTTACGTGGAAACCAACCAGTGAAGACACAGAATTGGGTGCAGCCTTAAAAAAACTTGATTTACACTATGGCTTTGTTGCTGAAGAAATTAAAGAAACTCAACCACAATTAGCAACATACAAAATGACTTCACAGTTTCAAAATTCTTGGCCAAACGTAACAGATGAAATGTTTAATGACTTTCCTTTAATATTTTACAAAGATGCAGAGATTCCGTCAATAGCAATATCTGCAGTAAAAAATTTAATTGAAAGAGTTGAATTTCTAGAAGCACAACTTGCAGCACAGTAAAACAAGTGATATACTCTACAAGTAATTTCTATATTAGGAGAAATAATGCAAGAGTCTAACTTAGATGTAAATCTAATTATTCAAACATTTCAAGAAAAAGTTTCTCAGTTGATAACTGAGCTAGTGGTAAAAGAAGCCACTGTTAAACAATTGTCACTACAAATTCAACAGCTTCAAGTTCCATCTTCAAAAGATGATTTTGAGGTTCCAGCAGAAACAATAAAGAAAGTAAAATAATGTCAAAACAAAAAGTAACCCCAGAAGTAGTAACTCCAGAAGTAGATGTCGACGCAGAGACAAAGAAGTTTCAGGTTGTCATTGAAATTAGCAATCAGAACCTTGCTTACAAGAGCGATTTCTCAGAGCCAGAGACAATTTTTTGGATTGAAGCCGTAAAGCAGATTATCCTTAAGAAGACCTTTGAAGACGCCGGCATTCAAAGCTGAAAATAAATCAACATAAACTGTACTATACAGTGATAAAACCTATTCCTGGAGTACAAAACCGCTATGGCCCTAAGTAAGTATTTACCTTTTTCAAATAACCAAGTCGAAGAGCTAGACTTTGCTGCAGCGCAGTTTAGTCCATCTCAAATAACTGGCCTTAACAAGAGTATGCGTGTAGCTGCTCTTGCTTTGGGCTATAGAGGCTCAAACTACTACTACACTGGTAGAAGTGACTTTGAACCATCGCCATATAACTTTGAAAGAATTATACAGGCTATAGATACTGACTCTTATGTCAAGCAGGCAATGGCAAAGTATAAAGACCTATTCTGGAAAGAGGGTTGGCAAATAGTTGGAGAAAATCCAGAAGCTGTTGCGTACCTATATCAGAGAATAGACTACATGGAAATGGCTATGAAGCGTCCATTCTTGGACTTCCTTGTCGATTTGTCAGATCAACTGTTTAAGTTTGCTAACGTCTTTATTGTTAAGGCTAGAGCAGATCTTTCTGAGTACTTTCCTACAAGCCTTACGCCAATTAGCGGATCTCAACCAGTAGTTGGATACTATCTTATCCCAACTGAGCAGACAAGAATACTTAGGGATAAATTCAATAAGCCTAAGCAATATATGCAGGAAACAAATCCCCTAACCTATGCCCCATCAGACACAGATCCCGTATGGAGTGCAGATAGAGTTATACATTTGTTTTTTGAGAGAAAGCCAGGAAGAGCTTTTGGCACTCCTTTCCTTTCAAACGTTTTAGATGACGTTGTTGCTCTTCGTCAGATAGAAGAAGACATCCAAAACCTTGTTCATAGAGAATTATTCCCTCTATACAAATACACTATTGGTACAGCAGATCAGCCAGCAGAGCCAGAAGAAATTGATCAAGCTGCTTTTGAAATTGAAAACCTTAGAGCTGAAGGCGGATTGATTCTTCCGTTCAGACATAACGTTGATGTTATAGGAGCAAACGGTGCATCACTGGATGCATCTTCCTACATTGATCACTTTAAGGAAAGAGTTGCTATAGGCCTTGGAGTTGCTCCTCATCACCTTGGAATGAGCATGGGTGGCGGAAATAGGTCTATGTCAGAAAGACTTGACACAGCTCTCTACGACAAGATTAAGCAGTTCCAAAAGCAGTTTTCGGAAATGGTAAGAGTCCATATCTTAAACGAACTTTTGTTTGAAGGCGGGTTTGATCCACTAGTTAATCCATACGAGTCTGGTGTTTCCGACAGATGCTTCTTTAAGTTTAACGAGATTGACGTTGACACACAGGTTAAAAAAGAAACACATATAATACAAAAATATGTTAGCTCTTTAATCACATTAACGGAAGCTAGAACTCAATTAAATATTGATCCAGAAGTTGAATTGGACGATTTATATAATTCAATTCAAGGCAAAGTGCAGATTGATATTGCTAAAGCTCAATCAGAAATTCAATCCAAAGCTCAAATAAAACTAGCAAAAGTAAATCAAGATCAACAACCAGTTGACGTCGCCAAAGACGGAGATAAGCAACAGTCTGCTCCAAAGGGACAGACTAATCCGACTTCTTCGAGAAGAGGTGCTGGAAATGTAATGAGACCTCAAAACCAGTCGGGCAGAAGAACTTCTCCAAACATTAAAAGATCAGATAATGCATGGCTTGGATTAGTTGAAAATTTGCTGGAAGAACAGTATAATATAGTTGTAGTCGATAAATTAATTGAAGACACTAAAGTCGAAAGACAACAAACCACAATCAACGAGGATAAACAATGAGTTTAATAATTGAATCCGAAGAGTCAAAAAGATATCTTCAAGAAGAAAATGCAATCGACGGATTTAGAATTGCAGTTAACAACGGGCAAACACGCCTTGCTCTTGAAATCTTGGTAAATATCATAGATACTTTTGCAGACATTTTTAGTGCAATGATGCAAGATGATGACGAAGAAGTTGTTGCTCCTGCTGTTGTGGAAGTTGAAAAAAAAGTAGAAGAGATTAAGCCAGTAGAGGTTCAAGAGGCTAAGAAGCCTGCAGCTAAAGCTAGTGCTTCAAAAGAAGAAGTGACAACAGTTTCAGAATAAGATGAAGTTATTAATAGGCTGTCCAATATATAAAAGAGATTGGATATTTCCGCTATGGGCTTCAGCTCTAGAGAGACAATCTATCCCCTTAGATGAGATAGGTTTTATATTTGAAACATCGCCAGACGATCTTAACATAAAAAATATATTATCAGCATGGCGTAATCAACATCCAGAGATTCCATTTTTTGAAGTACATGAAAGATCTGACATACCGCATTTTGAGCATCAAAAAAACTCAAGACAGTGGACAATGTCAAAGTACTACAATATGGTATCGCTAAGAAATCACATTCTAGAAAGAGTGAGAGAAGTTAAGCCTGAATATTATTTTAGTCTTGATTCTGATATAATATTAAAAAATCCTGCAACGATAGAACTTCTAATTAATCACATAAAAGAAGGGGCAGACGCAGTCAGTCCATTGATGTTTATGACTCCAGTTGGAGTAGATTACCCAAGTGTAATGACTTGGTCTGAAGAAGAAGATGGAAGAGCTTATCGTAGAAGAGACTATCCACTTGGAAGTTATTTTAAATCTGATGTAATTATGGCAGCAAAAATGATGTCCAAAAAAGCATATGAATCAATAGATTATGCAGTTCACTCACAGGGTGAAGATCTTGGATGGAGTCTAGAAGCTAAGAAAAAAGGTCTTGACCTATACAGTGCATCATACATTTACGCTTTGCATGTCATGCATGAAGAGATGTTACAACACCTGGCAAAATCAGGTGATTCAAGAGAATCTATTTTATTTGAAAACCATATAAAAATATGATATCTTTATATAAAATTGTTTAATGGTATAAAAGGAACTTACTATTAATAACAACGAGAAAAAACCATATCAGCATGGAGATGTTAATGGCATTTGATTTCACAGAAAATTTCACAGTCGTACTGCCAGATTTTTCTAAAACAGATTTTAACTTCGGAGAGTCAGTTGCCTCCAATCAGGGACTCATTATAGAAGTCGCTGCTATTCACGAAGGTCTTACACGGAAACTATAATAACTACTCAGCAATTGAGTTAGAAAAAGCTTTGCAGTCATGGGTTGAGCCATATCCAAAGCCAATTATATTAAACCACGATTTAAACTCAGAGCCAATGGGCCGAGTAATGGCAGCCAGGATGGACAAAGAAGCTGACGGTAGCTCTTTCGTTCGTTTGCAGATTGCAATAACAGATCCGTTAGCTATTCAAAAAGTTCTTGACAAAAGATACTTAACAGGTTCAGTTGGCGGTAGAGCCGGCAAAGCAGTGTGTTCAATCTCTGGAGATGATCTCGCAAAAGAGACAGAGAGCGGAAGACCAGCAGTCTCTAAATACAAGAGAGGTCAAGTCTACAAAGGCAAACTTGCTTTTACAGACATGCAAGATATTTCTTTTAAAGAGTATTCTTTTGTTAACCAGCCTGCAGATCAAAAGTCTAGCATTAGAGCTATCAACCCTAATGATGGAACACCGCTTCAGGACTCTCAAGACGGTTGGGTCGCAAAGAGTTCAGCCTTTGTACTTCACATGGACACAGAGGATATTGTGTCCGTAGAAGAGAATGAATCAATTCTTAGTTCTATGAAAAAGAAGGAATCAAAGCCACTTTACCTGCACTTAAAAGGTGCTTTCTTAACCGCTTTAGCCATCCACGAGAGTGAAGACTACAATAACAATAACAACTCGTTACTATCTAATGAGAACAAAGATAGTAATAGCTATGAGGAGAACTCAAATATGAAAAAAAATGTTAAAAGTGAGGATATCCTCGCAGCTGTTGAGGATCTTAGCAATGACCTGTCGGCAATAGCTTTAGGCTCAGCGCAAGAAGCTCAAGAAGATCCAGAGACAGCACCAGAAGCAGCACCAGAGACTGAAGAAGTGGTTGAGGAAACTCCTGCTACTGAAGCTCCAGAAGCTGAAGAGTCAGTTAAGACTGAAGATAATAAAGTAGTTGAAGAAACAGCTACAAATACAGAAGATGACGCAGTTGACGCTCTCAAAAAGGCAAATGAAAAAATTGCTCAACTTGAAGCACAAATTGCAAAAGACTCATCGACAGCACCAGCTGTTGCTGATGAGCAAGAGTCTGCAGTAGTTCCAGAATTAGTAGAAGAACTTGCCTTAGAGGCAGTTGAATCAGCTAGTTCTGAAGTCGCTGAAGAGAATAAGGTAGATGAAGATTCAAAGGTAGAGCTCACTGACACTAATGTAGTCTCTGAGCAAGATTCCGATGATTTAATGAAAAAACTTCATTTACTTGAAGAAGAAAATCAAAAGCTCAGAAGTGCATTGCATAGAACTCTTGTCGAAAGAGTTGTTGACGCAAAAATTGCAGCTGGAGTTGAGTCACACGAAGTAAGAGAAGAGCTCATTGAAGGTCACACTTCAAGAAGTGCTTCTTCACTTGCCGATTCGTTAAGAGATCTAGCAAAAATGCCAACTGCAAAAAATGCAAGAGGCAATATGTTGGAGATGGATTCTGAAATCGCAGTTATCGAGGGTGAAGGCAATGTCATCACTTTAGGTAAAGACGATGAAGAAAAAGTCAAAGAAAAAGTGATCAACACTCCAGAGCAACTATTCGTAGATGCGCTTATGGGCCGTCGTAAACTTTAATAACAATAATATCTTAAGGAGAAAACTAAATGAGTTTAGCAAAATTTCGTAAGGTAGGGACTAAGACAGGTTCAGGTCGTTTTGTAGTTTCTGAGGGCATCGCTCCAGCAGCTTACTTGCTTCCAAGCCAAGGTCTTCCTACCTGGTACGCAGACAGTGAAGACGATCGTTTTGAGATCGTCATTCCAAAGGGAACCATTCTTTCCGTAGTTGCAAATGCATCAACGGGTGACGCAATGGTAGTTCCTGCAAATGGTAGCGGATCATCCGTTACTTGGGGCGACGTAGCTCCAGCATCATGGGATCCACTTGACGGCGCAACGCCATCATATGTTTCTGGTGCAACAGACACAGTCACAGTTGGAGCTCTTTCGAACCCAATTGGTGTAGCACAATACGATCTCTACAGACCATTTGACAAAGGTACCTCGCAAGGTGCTGGATTCATTACACACGGTTATGTAGAGTATCCAATGGTCGTTGGTATTAACGATGACGTAACAGTTGGTTCGCTCATTAGAGCTGACCACATGGGACGTGCCGTTAACTTGACAACTACCTTGTGTGGTACAAATCCTTACCTCCAGGTTGGTAAGGTTATAGAAGTAGAAACGTTTGCTACCAACTTTGATGATGGCTTACTTTCCTACATGCAATTGCCATCAGACCCAGGTGCACTTAAGACAGTGTTTGAACTTACTCGTTCAGGCTCTTTCTCAGGCAAGCTTGGTATCCGTAGCAACCTGGATGTACACAATGTCAAGGGCGCATTCCGCGTCAACTTAACACTCTAATTAACAAAGAAGAAAGATAACAGGAGGAAAATCCTAAGATGAGTAAAACAATCCAAGAGCTCCTCTCGGGTCTCCCAGCTTGGGAAGCCGCGCTGGCCGAAGACGGACATATTGATGAAGATAACAGAGTAACTATTAAGGAAGCTTTTGCTTCAGCTGACGCTGCTGCACTTTTCCCTAAAGTTATCTCTCGTACCCTTAGAGAAGCAGCTGAGCCACAATTGTTGGTAACGCCACTTCTTTCAGTAGTCCGCCTTGGAAAGGGACGCTCCTTGGAGTTCCCAGCAGTCAACGCTATTCAAGCAGCAGAGATCCCAGAAGGACAAGAGTATCCAGAGCAGGCATTAGCCTTCGCAAAGCAGATTGAGGGTAAGGTATCCAAAAAGGGTGTCAAGCTTTCATTCACCGAGGAAGTCATCGCTGACTCACTTTGGGACATCGTAGGCTTGCATGTGAGAGCAGCAGGTCGTGCAATGGCTCGCTTGAAAGAGCAAATCGCACTTAGCCGTTTTAAGGATGCAGCTACTGTTGTATTCGACAACGCAAGCGGTTCCTATGACGACACAACCGGTCTTGGTATCAACGGCGCAGCCAACAATACCATTCGCTGGGATGACGTCGTTGACATGGCAGCAGTGCTCATGGCAGAAAAGCACGTACCAACAGACTTCATTCTACATCCTTTGATGTGGTCTGTCTTCTTGAAGGACGCTATTTTCCACATGGGTGGCGCAGCTTCTGCAGTTAACACAAGCTGGGGATACCGTCCTCAGGGTCCAGATGCAGCTCTTAACGCTACAGCCCCAATGGGTCTCAACGTTATAGTTTCACCATTCGTAAGCTTCACAGCTAAGAGTGGCGCAACACCAGCTAAGTCTGACCTTTTCTTGATTGACCGCAACGAAGTGGGAACACTCCTTGTTAAGGATGAAATGACAACAGATCAGTTCGATGATCCAAGTCGTGACATTCGTCAAATGAAGATGAAAGAGCGCTACGACATCGTGATGCTCGGTGACGGTGAAGGTATTACCGTTGCTAAGAACATCAACCTTGCACGTAACTATGAAGTTCAGGTTTTCAACCAGCTTTAATAGCACGCAAATCTTAGGGTAGTTATAGTTACGATTACTCTAGCGACAGGGGGTGGCTTTATGGCCACCCCCTGTTGTTTTTGTATGGTTTAAGCGTTACTAGTTTATTATAAGAATTGTGGGTTAAGGAGAATATTGTGGCATTAAACCTGCTCGAATACGCACAGGTAGATTTAAATACCGTTGTTCTAAAATTTGGTAGAACGATAAAGATATCAAGTCTAGTCAATCAAAATTTTACTGTACAGACAGACTCTGCAACACCAAGTGTTATAAGTGGACCTTTTCAGACTATTAATACAATAACTGATTATAATCAAATATCAAGATCATTAATTTTATACTGGGATAAGCAATTAGCTCCAAATACAAGTTATATTATTAGAGTGTCAGGTTTTCTTGATGCAGCTAATGAGCTAATTGATGAAGAGCAAGTTTTATTTACAAAAACAGATGATGCAACACCATCATCGTTCTCTTCTATCAGAGTGCCTGAAATACAAGAGATCTTAATTGAAGACCATTCAATTAGAGCAGATGCATACACAAGTATGCACGTAATTGCTAAGAATCCTAACTTCTACATTAAGTCAATTGATCCTCAAAACGGAGACTTTTACTTAGATAATGATTACAACAATGGAAGAGTTGTCATAAACTTTAATGCTAGACCAGCATCAAACTTTTTGAATAGAAACTATTTTAAGATACAAAGAAAAAGAATACAAAGAACTCCATCTAGATGGGAAAACCTAGAGCCAGAAATATCTACTCATTCTTGGAAACCAGAAGTCTACGTTGACTTTCCCTCGATGCAGGCGACACCTTCTTATTTTGCTGCTGGAGTTACTTATTTTGAAAATGATTATAAATATAGAATTATAGTTTCAAAAGATATTGGCATATAATAATGGCTAATCTAGTATATGGAAAAGCTAAACAATCATTATTAAATGGTCAAATAAATGTTTCTTCTCAATCTTTAAAAATACTTCTTGTAGACAGCACTTACACTTTCTCTCAAAACACACACCAATTTGTTTCAGACATCTCATCCTCTGCTATAAAGGCTAGGTCAACTGCATTAGCAAACGTGCAAAATCTACTAGGCGTCCTAGACGCAGACGACCTAACTATAACTGACTATTCAGGAGCTGCTTTTAAAGCAGTCATACTCTATGTAGACACTGGATCAGACGCCACATCAAGACTAATAGCACACATAGATACTGCAACAGGAATACCTTTTGCAGGTATTAATACAGTACTGAACATTACTATAGCGTGGAGTAATGATTCAACTAAAATTATCTCTTTATAAAGGTTTAAAATGGCTACAAATTATCCAAATTCTTTAGACGTTTTACAGAATCCCGCAGCAACAGATACTTTAAATTCTGGAACAGTTCCACACCATCTACAGCATGCAAACGTTAACGATGCTATAGAAGCAGTTCAGACTGTATTGGGAGTACTTCCAGCAGGATCTTACTTAACAGTTAAAGACAGAATTGCTGCATCAGAAGCTTTAAGCGGACTAAATGACGTTACTATTACTTCTGTTGCAGCAGGCAATGTCTTGCGATACAACGGCTCAAAGTGGGCCAACTATGCTGAAACTAATCTAACCGATGGGGGAAATTTCTAAAATGGCTAATACAATCAGGATTAAAAGAAGAGCGTCAGGTGCCGCTGGTGCACCAGGATCACTCGCCAATGCAGAACTTGCATATAATGAAGTTGATGACGTTCTTTACTACGGTAAAGGTGCAGCTGGTGCAGGTGGCACAGCAACAACAGTCGAAGCTATTGGTGGATCAGGTGCCTATGTAGGCCTTTCTGGTTCACAGACAATCACTGGCAACAAAACATTCTCAGGCACTGTAGCTCTTGGTTCTTCTGCAACCGCAACAACAAAAACAGCTAACAACAACTCTACAGCAGTAGCAACGACTGCATATGTAGATTCAGCAGTTGGTGCAGTTAGTGGATTTTCTGGATTAACATTTGCTGGAGATGCTGGAAGTAGCCAAACAATTTCAAGTGGAGACACTTTTACAGTTTCTGGTGGAGTTGGCCTAAGTTCAACGGCCTCTGCAACAGATACAGTTACCATTAACCTTGACAATACTAGTGTAACAGCTGGTTCATTTGGTTCTGCCTCAGCGGTTGGAACTTTTACAGTTGATGCCCAAGGTCGTTTGACCGCAGCTGGTTCAACGACTATAGAAATTGCGCTTGGAACAAATACTTCAGGGAACTATGTAGCAACAATAACTGGTGGAACTGGTGTCACTTCTTCTGCAGCAACAACCGGTGAGGGAACAACTCACTCATTGTCTATTGGTCAAGATGTAGCAACCTCTGCAAGCGTAACATTTGCAGGACTTACACTTAATAGCGGAAGTATATTATTTGAAGGTGCAACAGCTGATGCCCATGAAACAACTCTTGCTGTCACAGATCCAACAGCAGACCGCACGATTACTCTGCCAGATGCAACAGGTACCGTAGCACTTACTTCTGACATTACTACTCACTCATCAGCTACAACCTCAGTGCATGGTGTTACTGGAAATGTTGTTGGAACAACTGATACTCAAACTCTCACTAACAAGACACTTACTAGTCCAGTAATTACTGGAGCAGTATTTAATGATGGTTCGGTGGTTTTTGAAGGTGCAACAGCTGATGCCCATGAGACAACACTTGCTGTCACGGACCCAACCGCAGATAGAACAATCACACTTCCAGATGCAACTGGTACAGTAGCTCTTACTAACAATAAGCTTTCGGATTTTGCAGCCACTTCTTCATCAGAACTTGCTGGAATTATATCGGATGAAACTGGTACTGGTGCACTTGTATTTGCTAATACGCCAACACTTGTAACACCAAACATTGGTGCTGCTACTGGTACGTCTCTTGTACTTTCAGGTGATTTAACAGTTAACGGTACAACAACTACAATTAACTCAACTACAATCACGGTTGACGATAAGAATATTGAGCTTGGTTCAGTAGCAAGCCCAACAGACGCAGGTGCTGATGGTGGTGGTCTTACCCTTAAGGGCGCAACAGACAAGACTTTTAACTGGATTGATGCAACTGACGCATGGACTTCATCAGAGAACATGAATCTTCTAACTGGCAAGTCATTGCTGATTGCAGGAACTTCCGTACTTAACGCTACTACTCTTGGTTCAGGGGTAACCGCATCAAGCCTTACTTCAGTTGGAACAATTGCAACTGGTGTATGGAATGGTACAGCAATAGCCATAGCTAACGGTGGAACAGGCTCTACAAGTGCTGGAGACGCTCGTACGGCCCTTGGATTGGCAATTGGCACCGACGTACAGGCTTACAACTCTACGCTTGCTGCAGTGGCTGGTGGAACCTATACTGGTGATGATAGCATTGCAACTGTAGGAACTATTTCAGCTGGTACCTGGAATGGTACAGCTATCGCTGGTCAATACGGCGGTACTGGTGTCGCAAACACTGGTAAGACAATTACCCTTGGCGGTAACCTAACAACGTCGGGTGCTAATGCGGTAACTTTCACTTCAACTGGAACAACGTCCGTAACTCTTCCAACAACTGGAACTCTTGCTACTTTAGCTGGATCTGAAAGTCTTACAAATAAGACAATTGATTCTTCTAATATAGGCGCAACAACTAAAGGCACAGGAGCTTTCACTACCTTAACATCAAACGGTGCTACAACATTTACTGCAGCAACAGCGTCTTCATCTTACACAACTGGTACTTTAGTTGTAACTGGTGGAGTTGGAATATCTGGAGCTCTTTATGGAAACAGTAGTGCCTTGGAAGGCTTTATAGTTGACGGTGGCACATTCTAAAGCTATAATATAGAATATATATAGTTTTAATTTTAAAACACATATTTCATTTAAGGCAATAGATGGCAAATACAATTAAACTCAAACGTACAAGCACACCATCTTCAACGCCTTCATCTTTGGAATATGGCGAATTAGCAATTAACTACGCTGATGGAAAAATATTTTATAAAAACAGTTCAAACAACGTAGTAGAGTTTACGAGTGCAGTAAACCTTGCAGGAACAGTTTACAACGCCACAATAGGTGATGGAACTAATACGTCATTTGTCCTTACCCACAATTTTGGAAGTCGAGATGTAAGCGTAACTGTTAGAGAGGCTGCTTCCCCATATGGTTTAATTTTAACCTCTTGGGAAGCCACTTCTAGTAATACTATAACCGTTTATTTTGAGTCTCCCCCTTCTGCTAGTTCAGTTAGAGTATCAGTTTATATAGCTGTAGCAGGCCTTGAAGTTGGACCTACTGGTCTTACAGGCCCAACTGGGCCAAATGGCCCCACAGGCCCCACAGGACCCACAGGACCTACTGGTCCTACAGGTGCAGCGGGACCAACTGGTGCAGCTTCAACAGTTCCAGGTCCAACTGGTCCTGCCGGTGCAGCGGGACCAACTGGTGCAGCTTCAACGGTTCCAGGTCCAACTGGCCCTACAGGTCCAACTGGACCAACTGGTGCTGGTGCTCCACTCACAAGTTCTGCAACCGCCCCAGTGTCTCCGTCTGCTGGTGATATTTGGTTTGATACATCTACTGGTTCTTCGTATATTCGCTACAACTCAGCATGGGTTGAATTAGGTGGCGGTTCTATGTCGCCAATGCAAGCGACTTCATCTACTCGTCCATCTGCACCGTGGACTGGAATGACCATATATGAAACGGACACAAATAAGTTTCTTTTGTATAACGGTTCTTCATGGGTAATGCTCCTCAACTCTGCACAACCACCTGGCCTTCAGTTCATTAGTTCAACAACTTTTACCACTACGGCTACCGCTCAGTTTGCTGGAGTATTTTCTTCATCATTCACCAATTATCACTGCGTTCTTGATTTGACAGCATCTACTGCTACAAACTTCTACATAAGACTACTTGTAAGCACTACTGCCCAGACTGGGAATATTCTTTCAACTAATTCGTATAATCAGTTGTCTGCTTCCACGATTGCAAAAAATACTAGAGCAGACCAATATGGCTTAATCGGTGCAGCATTTGGTACATATTCTTCCCAATACTTAATTGATTGGCAAAACCCATATGCGACTGCATACACTTCATATTATGCAAATGGAGTTGGTGGAAGGTCAAATACAGATAGTGATTTCAACCAAACATTTGCAAGAAATATTGTTACAACATCAATGGATGGGTTTGAGATAACAACTGCCGCTGCTGCAACATTAACTGGAACAATGACAATTTACGGTAAGAGATAATGCCAGCGATTACTTTTCCTGCTTCTCCGTATCAATATCAGATTTTTACATCTGGCCCTAAAAGTTGGCAGTGGGATGGTTCTGTATGGAACGCCTACTTCAACGAAAGCGTTGACTCTGTTTATGGAACAGGTGCAGATGGCGATGCAGTTCTAGACGGTTCAACAACTATTCTCAGTATGTCTCCATCCTCAAGTGTTTATTCTATGACACGAGACATTTACTTTAATGATTTAACTATTAACGCAAATGTGCGTCTTGCGCCTAACGGATACAGGATCTTCGTTAAGGGCACACTAAAGTTTGCAGGAACCAATGCAACTATTGGCTACACGGCTGGTTTCTCAACTGCTGGATCAATTGCTCAAGGTGGAGCGGCAAGTACTGCTGTTACTCACTCTCTGGGTGGTTCTGCTACTGGTTTTACTGCAACTGCACCAACAGCAGCAATGGGTGGCGTTAATTACTTCAAAGTTCCTGCTCAAGCAATTGCAGGTTATACAATCACTGCATCTGGAGGACCGACCTTTCTTCGTGGAGGTGCTGGTGGATCTAGTCAAGCAGGTGGTGGGGTAATAATTATTGCTGCTCGTTATATTTCCGGTCCTGCGTCAGGCACTGCCTATATCAAAGCTCCTGCAACCGCACCTGCTGGTGGTGGAGTAATACTTATTGTTTCTTCCGCTGAAACATTGGCTGCTGGAATAACTACGGATGTAACTGGACAAAACGCAGGAACCGTTCACTACATGTCTCAGGTGTAATATGCCGATTTCAAGAATAGAAAAAAGTGTTACAAGAGCAGCAAACGACACCGTATACGGTTCAGGAGCTGACGGCAACGTAATTGTATCAAGCACAATAACGCTCACCTCAGATATGTACTACAACACGCTTAACATAACGAGTGCAGGCATTCTTTTGACTAACGGGTATAGAGTTTTTGTTAAGGATACATTGACGCTAGATGGCCACATTGGCATTGGTTCTGTATCAAGCGGGACAATCGGAGAACCATCTTCAGCTGTTTCAGATGGAACAGTTAAAGGTTCAACAACGAATAATAGTATTACATATCGTGCAGGTGGACAAGGTGGTGGGCCAACAAGTCCAAATATTACGGCATTACCTACATACTTATACAAGCAGATTAATATGATGACGTCAGCTTTTATGGTTGATGCTTCAGGATCTATTATTCCTATTAGTGGTGGCTCAAAGGGCACAGAAGGTGTTACAGGAGCTACAGGAGCTACAGGAGCTGCAGGTACAGCTGGCGCAACAGTTCCTGCAGGTGCTGGTTCTCCTGGTTCTGCTGGCACTAATGGCGGTTATGGACCTTCAGCATCTACTGTAGGAGCTCCAGGTGGTAAGGGTGCAACAGGAGCAACTGGCGGTAGTAATGCATCTCCTGCCGTTGGTGGAGCAGCTGGAACAGGTGGAGCAGGCGGTGCAGGTGGTGCAGGTGGTGTTGCAGGCTTTGGTGGAGGAATTGTAGTTGTTGTAGCTAAAATAATTATAGGTTCAGGCAAGATGATGTGTCTAGGAAAATCAGGAACAGCTGGAAGTGCTGGAAGTCCTGGTTCACCTGGTGGAGCAGGAGGGCCAGCACAGCATGTAGCAGCAGGAGCTACAGGAGCATCAGGTGCAGCAGCACCAAACCGTACAGACCATCACCACGTAGCTCCAACAACGTCACATGCCCCACATGCACGAACACACAATCATCACAATCACCATACTTCACACTCTGACCAACACGGACACAAGGTTGCTCCTCATGGACATTATGACGCTGGTAAAGCAGGGCACATTGCGTACGAAGGTGAACATTGGCATCATGGCGGGCACTACCATCACCCACATAACGATGGACCTCACGGCGGTGTTCACCATTGGGACGGTCACTATTGGCATGCTTGGAGACCTCACTACGGAGGTAGCGGACACTGGGCTCACTACCCCCCACATGGACATCAAAAACCAAACGGACATGGTAGTTCGGGTCAACCTGACGGAAATGGGCATCATCATACTTACGTTTATCATGGCTCTTTTGGTGGTCATGATGGTCACGTACATGCACACTTTGGGTTGCCTCACCATAGCCACACACATGCACATCACCCACACTCAAGCGCTGACTACCACCATCATCCACATTCCGTAACTCATGCTAACCCAGACGCATCTGCTCACTATACAGGTGGTGCAGGAGGTGCAGGAGGAGCAGGAGCACCTGCCATTACAAGTACAGCAGGTACGCCAGGTGCAACAGGTGCCACAGGAAGTTCTGGTTCAGATGGCGGTGGCGGTGGCGGTGGTGCTATACTTATAGTGTCAGATTCAGTTGCTGGTACGATTACCTATAATACAAACGCAGGTTCGTTGGGTACTGTTTCAGCATCAGCAGGTTCTGCATATATTCTTATTAACGCATAGAGGAGAAAAAAATGGACTACGGTCTAAACCCAGAACAAAAGAGAGCAACACTAACAAGCTCTTTATCAAACATTAAAGCAGAGATCTATCATACACTTTTGCGATCAAATATCGATCCAGATGTTTTTAATCCAGACAGCTATGCAATAGAAGATGTATTGATTGGCGAACGACAAAGATTAGAAACTCTATTGAAGAGCTTAGAATTGATTGAAAGAAAGCTTTCAGAGTTGACGTGAAAAGATTTGTTTGCGTTCCATCAAGCTTAGTTGATGGAGACGTCCCCAAAGAAGCAAAAATACTAGCACAAGAGTCTCAACTGTCAGTTCGTATAGTAGATGACGTTGAAGAGATCTGTATCAAGTCGTATCCAGAAGTTGATATAGTAGACTGTATGGATGAAGTACGTAAAGGTTACGTCCATATTATAGATGTTACAAACGAGTTTGTTGACTTTACTTCTGATGCACACTTGCAAGTAGTAGATCTTGAATCTAATGTTCAGAAAATTAAGCCAGTATTGGCAACAAAGCACACATTAAGATTCCGTTCAAGATTTAATGTTGAAGGACTTCATGACTTTTGTATTGTCAACAATAATGGTGTTAAATACTATGGAGGACAGTTTCAAGTAATATGAAGCACGAAAAATTAGGAACATGCATATCTCTCTACGATGATGTATTTTATTGGCTCGATGCAGACAAATTTATTAAAGATCTTCACAAGGAAACAGAATCAGACTGGTCAGAATTAAATTGGGGTGGTTCATCAGTAGGCAATGGTCAAGCAACAGCCTATAGATCGTCATTATCTTGCTCTCTTATTCCGTTAATGAAGCCATATCCAGAGACAGAGTTATCAAAATTTTTTACAGATAAGATTCGTACTCCGATTGAGATGGTAACTGAAGATTATCGTAGCGAGTTTTTAATTCCTACAGCTTTTCACGAGGCCTACCAGTTGCTCAAGTATATGGAAGGATCTGAGTACAGACCACATTGGGATCATGCTCCAGATAATCGTAGAGTCTACAGTATGGTGTCGTTTCTGTCCACTCCAGAAGAAGGCGGTCAGTTAGAGTTTCCTTACTTTGACCTAACCATTGAAGCTAAATGTGGGAGAGTAGTTGTGTTTCCTTCAAACTTCCCATACATTCATATTGCACATCCTGTAACCGCAGGAATAAAATATTCACTTGTTACGTGGTATCAAGGTTAGGAAAAATAATGAAACATAAACCAAAGGTATTCGGAATAGCAGGGTCAGGAACAGCAGGACTAATCACAGCGTTGATTCTCCGTAGGGCTTTTCCAGCATCACCTATAACAATAGTGTCATCTTCAAAGATTGGCATCATTGGTGTTGGTGAAGGTTCTACAGAGCACTGGAAGCAGTTCATGGAACTTTGTGATATTCCGCTTGAAGAGATGTTAGTTGCAACAGCAGCAACACACAAGTATGGAATCCGCTATGAAGATTGGACGACACATACAACAGACTACTTTCATAGCGTAGGACACGTTGATGATATTTATTCGTATGGCTTCTTTGCTTCCTACATGGGGATTATTGAGTCTGGTAAAATGCTAACAAGTCAAACATCAAGCGTTGGCATGGTACGTAACAAGATTAATAAAGAAGGCTTGCACAAGAGTACGAACCAGTTCCACTTTGATACAAATAAGCTCAATGAGTACTTTACCTCACTTGCGTTTAGGAGAAATGTTAGGTTTATTGACGGAGAAGTTGAGACAGTTACAAAAAATGAAGATGGAACCCTTAAGTCAGTTAGAACAAAACAGGGTGACGAACTAGAAGCAGACTTCTGGTTTGATGCTACAGGTTTTGCTAGACTGTTGATGAAAGAAGTTGGTAATACAGATTGGAATTCATTTAATGAGTTCTTGTTGTGTAACTCAGCAATTCCGTTTCCGACTGAGAGCGATCCAAATGGACAAATTCGTCCTTACACAAGAGCCAGAGCTGCAAGTTCAGGCTGGATGTGGGAGATTCCCACACAAGAGCGTAGAGGTAATGGTTACGTATTCTGCGATCAGTTTATTTCAGTAGAAGAAGCTGTCAGAGAAGCTGAAAAAATGTCCGGATATAAGCTTCCAGAAGATCCCCGAGTAATTAAGTTTGACGCTGGACACCTCAAAGAGCCATGGCAGAAGAATTGTATAGCAGTTGGATTAGCATCTTCGTTCGTAGAGCCATTAGAAGCAACAAGCATTGGTTCAACTATTCAGTCAATTAGACAAGCAATTCCTTATATTGCGTCATACCTTCCTACACATACAGCATCGCAAAATCACTTCAATAAGAATTCAGATAAGATGATGCGAAACATTTTGACTATGATTCGCTTACATTATTATAGTGATAGACAAGATTCCAAGTTTTGGCAGGAGATGTCACACATGCCAGTTAATGCGGAGCTACAAGAAATCATTGATCTATGGTCTGAACGTCCACCATCAAGATATGACTTTGAAGGCAACCACGGTGAAATGTTTGGAGCTCCTCACATTACGCACGTTGGTCAGGGGCAGGGGATTATAAGCATTGACGCTTGCACAAGAGCTATTGAGTCATTAGATCTCCGTCCAGCTATTGAAATTCAGTTAGACGAATACAGACATCACAGACATGATCACGAGTTAGTCGATCATGCTCAAGCATTGAGAGAGATTACATCAGTAGACGATGAATGGAGCCAAAGATGAGAAAAAGAACTAAGGTTAAGCCAGGCGAAATACGTTTTACGCCAATGGATAACAGACTAATGGAGTCGGCTCCATTTGTAAATGAGGTAACCAACTTACCAGCTTGGTTTAGGCGTATCGGTAAAGAAGGTGCTTCAATTCGACGTTGCGCTGGAACGATTGATCTTCTTGCAGCAGGAGTGACCCTGCCGATGTGGACGAACTATCGATTCCGTGAAGATGGAAGAGGGGCTTGGGAGACAGGATCAGACGACTTTTATCCACCAGCTGTAGTTGGAGGACAACCAACACAAATTGGACAAGCTCAAGGGTTTAGTCATAGTTCTACTGGGGAATGCCCAATGACAAGTGTGCGTAAGTTAGAGACAGGCCAGTATCCTAAGTTGGTTAATCCTTGGAGAATGGAAACAGCACCAGGTTGGTCAACACTTATGATTCCTTGCTACTGGGAGCCAAGTGAAGACTATACAATTGTGCCAGCAATTGTCCATACAGACTACTATCATGCAATGAATGTAGTATTAAACATTATAGGTGATAGACCATTTATGATCAAGCAAGGTACGCCGATTGCTCAATTGATTCCGTTCAAGAGAGATTCTGACTTCTCCAAAGTTCTCTTTAGCGATGAATCAGAATTTAAGTATGTAGCTAGTACAGGATTCGGTATGGGATTTGTTTCGCCAAAAGAAACGGGTGCTCCATACAGACGTGAAAGAATTAAAGTTGATCACGAATTACAGCAACAGGAAAAGAAGTGGTGGTCTCGTGACAAGAAGAAGTGAACTAGAAAAGATTCGTCAACCTATCCTGAATGAAATTTACAGAATGAGCATAGAATTGGGAATAGACCCAGACACGCTTGATATAAATTTGTTTGCCATTCCCACACCCGTAACAGGTGACGGCGTGGTCACAAATAATCCCTTACTTGAAACCCCAAATACATTTAATGCACTTTGTTACAAATTGCAAGTAATTCAAAAATTAATAGGAGAGACACTATGAAAATAGATTTAGACAGATTGCTACTAGAAGCAGGACCGCTAGAGCCAGGAGTATTCTTTATTCAGAAGTGCATCTTCATTGAAGAAGGAAAGAACATTAATAATGGTGAACGCTGTGAAAACTTATCGTATGGTGGAGTTGGGGTTGTACTTGGCACCCCTTACGAGGGCGAGACATGGGAGTTACGTGTAAAGTCACAAAACAGTGATTTTGAAGTAACCGTTTCTGAACTTGAAAAATGGGGGCACGTGATGTCGGTTGTTCCTCATTTTTTTATTGACTTTATACAGATAAAACAAATAGGGGTTGACGGTGGAACCGTAGGTCGCCCTGACATACAGTTAGACCCAACTCCAATGACAATGTGGTTTGGTCGCTCTATCTATCAGTTATTTAAGACAATGCGTGAATGGTCATTTTTGATTGAAGAACCATTCAACTCTGACCACCCAATGGCTATTTATTCAAAGATGGCGATTGACCTTCTTGAAGTTCCGCAGGAAATAATTGACGAGATTGATACTATGCCAGACATGCATCTAGCCAAGTTCCTCAAAGGTCAAGAAGACTACAAATTAATCCCAGAACATCCCGCCATGTCGCAGGCGTTCAAGCAGTGGATTGTTGCCACAACCGAAAAATACCCAACATTAACTTTTGAAGAAAAAATCATTGCGGCTTTAGGTGATTAAAAAATTTATGGACGAAAGAGAAAACATTAAAGAAGAGTTCAGTGCGTTATGTCTTCAACTTGGGCTGCATCCAGAAACTTTTGACAATGACCCTTTTATTGACGAAGCACTTAAGAGAAGAAGAGAATACTCTGAACGATTCAACTTACATTAACCACCACGTGTTAGGTTCTATCCATGTTTTTTAAGAAAATTATTTCCGCAGTAAAAACTATGAGTTCCAAAGAATACTGGACACGAGTCAATATCGTTGAAGCGTGGGGTTTCTCCACGAAAATTGCCATCATCTTCCCCGGTCTTCTTCTTGGCAAGCAATTCTGGTGGTTGTATATTTTTGCCATTATCTCAAGTGTTGCCTTGATTTGGACATCAACCCGTAAGACCCTGCCCACAATTATTCTCTTTAATGTTGCTTGGGTAATTCTAGCCAGTTTATCTATTTTAAAACACTTTTGGTGGTTTTAAATAATTTTACAGATTATCTCAGTAAGTCGCTACTATATACTATATGCGATACAATGAATCTATAACATATAACGAGCCTGCTATTAGTTATTACGGATCGTTAATAATTAACATAAATGGCATATCCAATCCAATAACTATAGGCAACATTAATGTAGTCCAAGTAAGTGCAGAAGATTATTCAAATTCTACCACCATTGCGGTAATGTCAATAGATTTTACTTCATCTGGTATCATGACTATACAGGTTGATTCAGGCCAAGAAGCAGCAGTATACCAAGCGGTTCAAGCTGCTCAAAAATCTGGGGAAATTGCACTAGAGTTAATTTAACACTACTATTATTCTATAATCTGCTTTAATTTGAGGTGTAAATATGTCTATAGGCAACGTTTTAGTCAACGATACTGTTCGTATAAAGGTTAAGTTTGTAGACGTCAATCCAGAGACTTCTGAGCAGGTAGAAATTTCTCCAGCATCTGTTTCCGTCAACATTACTGACAAAGATGGAGCTAACGCAATAACTCCTAATCCAGGCGTCCCAGTGCCTTCAGGGGGGTCGTCAGAGTGCTACTATGACTTTACTCCCACTAAAGCAGGAGAGTATAGTATTCTTTTCTTGGGGCTTTTATCTAACGGTTCATATGTTAGGGTTACTCAGCAGCTATATGTTAGCACCCCTTCTGTTGAATACAAGCCCACTGTCACACTAAGGGAAGACGAAATAATTGTATTTGCACCAAGTTTGTCTCCCTTATATCTTGACCCAGAAGAGCTGTTGCCAATATTTCCAGACGCAACACTGTTAGAAATTGGCGAAATGATCCATAGGTATTCTCATGAAATTAATCAATTGTATGGAATCACTCAAGTCGCAGCAGTAGATGAAGATCCCTTGCTTAAAATAGCTGCTGTAACAACCTCTACATATTCTGTCCTAGAGTATATTAGAGCGTCTGTTGCATGTGAGTTAAGTAGAACATATGGTTTTGGCGGAGATGATGAGTTGAGCGTTCAACTGGGAGATCTGCAAATAAGCAATAAAAACGTTCCTAGGTCTACGGTCACAAGAGCTAACGCAACCACATGGTGTCAAATTGCCGCAGCCTTAAGAAAAGAAATAATGACAAAGAGAGTCGGACTAAAGGGTGTTCAGCCAAAAGGTCTTCCAAGTTCAAGAACGTATAAAGGTGGAGGTTCATTGGATCCACAAACTGGCGCATTAATTTACGTAAACGACAATGCAGTATACGGATCAAGAGATATGTATAGACCTGGAGAAACAGGTGGAGAAGGGTTTGACCCAATACCTGACAGAAATATAAAGAGATATGATTAACGCACAAAAAGTATTTAAAAAAATACTAAGACAATGGGGTCACGATATACTTCTGCAGAGAAGATTGTCCGACGATTTTGTTTATGATACTGAAATGCAAAGATACACGACAAGATCTCATCTTCCAAAGAAGTTTGCTCTAGCTACAGCAGCAGAAGAGTATCCAGAAGGTGCACTTGTTAACTCTGATTTATTATATTATTTTGAATCAACAGTAAATCCTAAACCAGGTGATAGAATATATGAAGGCTCTTTTAATCCATTAGAGCCTATAATGATGTATGCAATAGATGACTCCTACCCAGTTAGGGGAAGGCATGGCGAAGTTGCATACTGGATTGTTGGAGCGACCAAGGAAGTGCCTAGCTAATGCTAATTTTAAATGCAGGCGAATCAATAGAGATACCTTTTGT